TCAGAGAATGAAGATGTCAGCCGCCGTCATGCCCGCGATATGCGCCCCCTGCAAATCGGCGAGCACGGCCGCGCCGTCGGCATCCGTGCCGTTCATGTCCAGGATCAGCCGAAAAACGTCACCCGAGGCCAGTTCTTCCAGATAGAACTGCGCCGCCGTCCCGACCGGCCCGTCAAAATGGAACAGCGCCGCGTCCAGCGCGCCAGAGGCGAATGCCGTCCCCACCACCGCATTGTTGACCGTCACCCGGTCAAGGCCAAGCTCGAAATCGTGGATGATATCCGTTTCGGCCAGTGATCCGGCCTCGAAAAGCGGGATCGCCATGCGGAACTGGTCGGCCCCCGCGCCGCCAAAAAGATCGTCACGGCCCTTGCCGCCCCGCAGGATATCGGCGCCGTCACCGCCAAACAGCGTGTCGTTGCCCCGGTCGCCCAGCAATGTATCCGCCCCGCCGCCGCCATCGAGCACGTCATCCTGCGTCCCGCCGTTGAGGTAATCATCGCCGTCGAACCCCGACAGGCTGTCATTCCCGCCATTGCCCAGGGCAAAGTCATCGCCGCTGCCCAGCTGGATCACGTCTGCGGCGAAATAGCCCTGAACGGCATAATGCTCGAAATTGCGTATGGTCGAGCCGTGACCGTCATCCGCCTGCGACCCGCTGACCGTGAACACCAGCGCCGTCGAGGGTGCATGGCTCAGCACCAGCAGATCGTCACCGTCGCCGCCATCCAGCAGATTGACCGCACCGGTGGCATAGGTGACGCGATCATCGCCTTCCATGGCAAGAACGGTATTCGCGCCCAGTTGCACGCTGATGTCATCGCCATACTGGCCGCCGATGACGGTATCGTTGCCGGTGTAGGTAAAGGCCACCAGTATTTCCATGCCGCTGATGTCCAGCGTCAGGCCATCGCCCGTTGCGCCGGCATCCGGCCCTGTCAAGCGGATCTCGATATCGCCGCCGCCGTTGAAATTGTCATACCAGTTTATCAACAGCACATCGACGCCAGCGCCGCCATGTGCCCCGCCTTCGCCACCGACGGAAATGGCGATGAAGTCGTCGCCATCGCCGCCGAAAGCATGGTTTACCCCGCCATAGCCAAAATCGCCGGTAAGGATGAAATCACTGCCGTCGCCACCATAATACCAGTCTTCGCCCTCGCCCCCGAAGAACACATCATCGCCCGCGGCACCGTAAACCGTATCATTGCCAGAACCGCCTTCAAGCACGTCAAACCCCGCGCCGCCATGCAGCAGGTCATCGCCGTCATCGCCACTCAGCGTGTCATCATCGTCTCCGCCATAGAGCGTGTCAAAGCCCGCCCCGCCAAAGATCAGATCAAGGCCCTGGTCGCCAAAAGCCACGTCGTGACCGGCATCGGCGAAGATCGTGTCATCGCCCTCCAGTCCCGTGATGCGGTCGCTGCGCAGGGTGCCGTCAAGCAGATCAGGGCCGCTGCTGCCAGGAACCGGATTGCGGGCCATATCAACCTCCCATGAAAGAATGGGCGAAGGTTAGCACCTGTGCAAAAGATTTCATCCTGAATCGGCTGGCTCAAGACACCGGAACGACACCGCTGACAGCAGGGGCACGACCGTAGCCCCGCCCGCGCATCGCCGCCCGGTGCTGCCCCGGCCGCTTTGCCGCACCCAAAAGCGCGAAATGGACCGCCGCGCCGCCGTCATTTCACCGGGAGCGCAGAACGCGGAAAGGGGCGCAAGTGGAAACGCCACAGGTTAACCTGTTGACGAATATAATGTATTCTTGATAGGTGGTGCCCGAGGTCGGACTCGAACCGACATGCCTCGCGGCGGAGGATTTTGAGTTGTGACGATGTGGCGCTGTTTCAAGACGTTGCGCACACTGGCGGCACACGGACGGATCGTGAACGCACCGAGAAAGTGGGCTATGCCGATTTTGCATCGGCCCTGAACCCTGCAAACGAAAACCCCGGTGCGCTGGCGGGCGCAACCGGGGGCATTCAGGACAATAAAGCGATCAGCTTCAAGACGGAACACTACCGCAACCGGGCCGATGCGGCAACTGCGCTGTGCCATGCGATTGCCGAATGTGATCCGCGCGATGCCCGCGAAATCATGGATGCGGCGCTGGCCGATCTGGCCATGGGTTCGCCGCTGCCGGTGTTTCTGTCTGCCATGGATGATGCGCGCTGGTGGGCATCCTTCGCCACCCCGCCCGAACTGAAAGCCTATGCGCTGGCCTGTTTCGAGGCGATGCGCCCGAAGGTGCGGGTTGCGTTCCTCGCCCATGTGCAGCGGGGGGCCGTGGCATGATGCACGACCTGAACCTGCGCCCGCACAGCATTGAAGAACTGGTGTTCCACATGCCGACCGCTGCCCGCGTGGCTGGCACGGCATGGGCGCGCGACTTCGCCAAGAGCATCGTTCAGCAGGCGCGGCGGCGGCGCTGGAATCCGACCGCCAAGCAAGAGGCGCTGATGCGCCGGATGGTGTCCGACATGTTCGAGGCGCGTGCATCGGGCGATGAAGACCTGACTGTTATCGAGTGACCAAAGGGGGCTGCGCATGGTTTCGCCCGACCGTTCGCCACTCGCAGCACAACCCCGCAAAGATGGTCGCCACGGTTTGCCTGCGCACCGGCCACCAAGCGCAAGCGATGATCCGGGGACTACCCCACCCCGCACAGTGTCGGCTCCTTCTGGACCTGTGCAGAAACGCGACGACGAAACCCACCGGCTGGTGAAGCTGCAAGCAGGCAGCGTGACAGACCGGGGACCGCACCAAGGCAAAGCTGCCAAGGGCGGGCTGTGTGAGAGGCACAGGGGGAAGCGGCTGGCCACCGACAAAAGGCATCGCGCGGATACGGATCAGGAAGCGAAGGGCCTTCCCCTGTGTAGCGGGGGGAAGGAGCGGGGGCCGGTTGAACGTGAACGAACTAGGTAAGTATTGCTGACCTATGTTAAGCTGGAAATGAAAGGCAAAACAATGACCACCACGGAACGCACACCGCTGAACGACAACCTGCCGATCACCCTGGCCGAGGCCAAGGAACACACGCGCATCACGTTCAGCGATGACGACACGGCCATTGCCGACATGATCCGTTCCGCTGCGGCTGATGTGGAGGCAATGACCGGGCTGGCTCTGCTGGCCACCACGATCACACACACGACCGGGGATTGCCCCGGCTCGATCATTGATCTGCCTGTCGGGCCTGTGGCATCGGGCGCGGTGGCCACTGTGGCCGTGATCGAACTGGACGGCAGCGCCACGGCTGTTGCCTCGGGCTTCTGGCTTGAGGGCGGGCGCTACCCCCGCCTGCACTTCACCACGACACCGGGCGGGCGGCTGCGCATCACCTATCCTGCTGGCTATGGCGAGGATGCGGACAGCGTGCCGCGTGATCTTGGGCTGGCGATCTGTGAACAGGCGGCGCGGTTGTATGACCAGCGCGGCGGCATCAGCGACAAAGGACCGGCTCTGTCTGCGCACACGGCGCGCGTCATCGCCCGGTATCGCAGGGTGCGGCTATGACCGCGCTGGATATGGTCCCAATGGGGCAACTTCCGTTCGTGCACAGGACCGGCGTGTGTCCTTTTTCATTTTCGCGTTGCGACGGGGGGAAGGCATGAAACCCGCGACCAAGGCCATGCAATTCCTGCAAAGTCTGCGTATCCCCGAGGGGCCGAACGCGGGGCAGCCGGTGAAGCTGGCACCCTTTCAGCGGCAATTCGTCAAGGGCGCGCTGGCCGATGATGTCAACGTGGCGGTGCTGTCGATCGGGCGCGGCGGGGCGAAAACTGCGCTGGCGGCGGGCATCGGGCTGGGCGCGTTGCTGGGCGAATGGGACCGGCAGCCGAAGCGCGAGATCCTCGTTGCGGCGCGGACCCGTGATCAGGCGCAAATCGCCTGGCGTTTCGTGGCGGGGTTCTGTGCAAGCCTGCCCGATGACATTCAGGCGCAACTGATCTTCCGGCGTTCGCCCCGGCTGGAAATCGAGTTTACCGGCGACGGCGGCGGGCATGTGCTGCGGGCCATCGCGGCGGATGGCAAGTCTGCGCTTGGCTCTGCCCCGACGCTGGTGCTGATGGACGAGCGCGGCCATTGGGCGATGGACAAGGGCAACGATCTGGAAGCGGCGCTTCTGTCCGGTCTGGGCAAGCGCAATGGCCGGGCGCTGATCATCAGCACCTCGGCGGCGGATGACACGCACCCTTTCAGCCGCTGGATTGATGACGCGCAACCCGGCGTCTATGTGCAGGAACATCGCCCCGCACCGGGCCTGCCGGTGGATGACCGCGAAAGCCTGATGCTGGCGAACCCCGGCGCGGTGCATGGCATCGGCGCGGGCATCGACTGGCTGGAATCGCAGGCGCGGCGGGCGGCGGCGCAGGGCGGTTCTGCGCTGACTGCCTTCCGGCTCTACAACCGCAACGAACGGATCAGCGGCGAAAGCCGGGATCTTCTGCTGACGGTTGATGAGTGGATGGCCTGCGAAGCCTCGTCTTTGCCGGATCGCGACGGGCCTTGCGTGATCGGGATTGACCTCGGCGGCTCTGCCAGCATGACGGCGGCGGCGTTCTACTGGCCGGAAACCGGGCGGCTGGAATGCCTCGGCACCTTCCCCGGCAACCCGACACTGGCCGACCGGGGCGCGGCGGATGGTGTGTCGGGCCGCTATGTCGAGATGAACGAGCGGGGCGAGCTTTCCACCTTGGGCGACAAGACCGTGCCGGTGGCCCCATGGCTGGCCGAGGTGATGCGCTTGGCCGAGGGCGAAAACATCGCGGCGCTGGTGGCCGACCGCTACAAGCAGGCCGAGCTGGCCGAGGCGATGGACCGGGCGGGCGTGTCCTGTCCTGTGATCTGGCGCGGCATGGGCTGGCGCGACGGTTCCGAAGATGTGGAACGCTTCCGACGCGCTGCCTTTGACGGGCTGGTGAAGGCAAGGCCGTCGCTGTTGCTGCGGTCTGCCTTCGCGGATGCGGTCTGCCTGAAAGACCCGGCGAATAACCTGAAGCTGGCGAAAGCGCGCAGCAAAGGCCGGATCGACGCGGTGGCGGCATCGGTGCTGGCCGTGGCCGAGGGCGCGCGGATGCAGGCAAGGCCGAAGCGCAAGGCAAGGATGATGTGGGCATGAAGGATCATTTCCGCCACTCCAAGCGCATCACGTCTACCAAACGCTGGCAGGCGGTGCGCCATGCCGTGCTTGAGCGGGACGGCTGGGCCTGCGTCCAGTGCGGGGCGCTGCGGCGTCTTGAGGTGGATCACATAAAGCCGGTGCGGGCGCGGCCTGACCTGTCTTTCAACCCCGCAAATTGCCAGACGCTTTGCCGCGTCTGCCACACGAAAAAAACGAGATTGGAAATCGGGCACAAGCCCCTTTCCCAAGACCGCCAAGCATGGCGGGACGCGGTGTCCGAACTCACGGGCCGCGATGATCGAGGCATCATGCAGAAGGAAATCAACGATGCTTGACTCTGTGAAGATCACCCGGCGCCAGTCGGAAATCCGCCAAGCCCTTGCGGGACTGGTGGGCAAGGAAAAGCCGACCGAAGATGAAGTGCGCAACATCGAGGCCATGGACCTTGAGTTTCGCCAGAATGAAACCCGCTACCGGGCTGCGCTGATCTGCGAGGATACCGAACGCCGGGACGCCGGGGCCGAACTGGAAACCCGTTCGGGCAAACAATGGTCCGATCTGGTGGCGGCGTTTGAGGTGCGCCAGATCATAGGCGCATTGAACGAGGGCCGCGCGCTGTCGGGCAAGACTGCCGAGGTGGTGCAGGAACTGCGCAACAGCGGCGGATACAAGGGCATCCCTGTGCCCCTGATGGCGCTGGAACGTCGCGCGGGTGAAACCATCGCGGGCGCAACCCCTGACCCGATCCAGACTCGCCCGACGATTGACCGCCTGTTTCCCGGCTCTGTCGCGGCACAGATGGGCGCGCAACTGATCAGCATCGGCAGCGGTGCGATTGAATGGCCGGTGACGACCTCGGCCGTCACGGCAGGATGGGCCGCAACCGAATTGGGCAACGTGGCAGGGCCGACCGTTTACGCCACGACCGACAAGGCGCTGAAACCGGAACACAACCTGGGCATTCACATGCGGATCAGCCGCAAGGCGATGCTGCAAAGCGGGGATGCGCTGGAACAGGCGATCCGGCGCGACATGGCCGGCACGATGCAAGCCGAACTCGACAAGGCCATTTTCCGGGGCACCGGGGCCGATGGTCAGCCGCTGGGCGTCATCCCCGGCGTTGCAACCTATGGCATCACGGCAACGGCAGTTGATGCCGAGATTGACGCGGCGGTGTTCCGGGCGGCTGTCACGCGGTTCCTTGTGGCGAACGCTGCAAGCGGGCCGGGTGCCGTGCGTCTGATGGTTCGCCCCGAGGCATGGAACTATATGGACGGCGTGGCATCGGCTCTGCCCGATCTGTCGGAATGGGACCGCCTGTTGAAAATCATCCCGGCTGGCAACATCGCCATGACAACGAACGCGCTGGCGGCACCGGCTGGTTCCCCGTCTGCGGTGTCGGCGCTGCTGACCACGGCGGCGGGCGGTGTCGCGCCGATCTTTGTCGGCATCTGGGGGGCCTTGGACATGATCCGCGACCCCTACACCGACGCACAGTCTGGCGGGCTGCGGCTCACGGCGCTGACCACGGCAGACGTGACCGTGGCACGCGGCGCGCAACTGGAAGTCCTGACCGGGCTGGAATTGGCGGCTGCGTGATGCTCTGGGGCGGTTCCAACGGCGGGCTTGAACTCCGTCGCTCTGCGGACGGGGCAACCCGGCTGCGGGGCCGCTTCCCCTACGGCGTGGCCACTCTGTTGCAGGGTGGCCCCGACCGCAGGCGGGAAGTATTCGAGGCGCGGGCCTTCGGTGCCTCTGTGGCCGATGGTGGCGACATTCACTTGCTGGTCGGGCATGACTTTGACAAGCCGCTTGCCAGCCGCGCGGCGGGCAGCCTGATCCTGACAGATGATGCCGAGGCGCTGACCTTTGAGGCGGACCTGTCGCCCGAACTGCGGGCCGTGTCCTATGTGGCCGACTTTCTGGGCACGCTGGCGGCAGGGCTGGTCAAGGGCGTGTCGCCGGGGTTCCGGGTGCCTGCGGGCGGCGATCTGGTGAAGCGTGACGGCGAAGGGCTGATGCGCGTTGTTCGCTCTGCCGACCTGGTGGAAATCAGCGTGGTCACAAAACCGGCCTATCCAGCGGCGCAGATCGAGGCGCGCAACTGGCAACCTGGTGGGGGCAGCCATACCAAGTTGCACCCCCTAAATCGGTGGAGGCTTTGATGTTCGGATGGTTGAAACGGGGTAAGGGCGACCGCACCCCATTGAACGAAACCCGATCCTCTGGCAGCGGCTACACGGCGCAGATCATGGCGGCGCGGGAAAGCTACATCAGCGGTATGTCGGGCATCGGGGAACTGACTGCCACGGTGCAGACCTGTGTGAGCCTCTGGGAAGGGGCCTTTGCCCTTGCCGATGTGCAGGGCACCGATCTGCTGGACCGGCGCAGCATGGCGCTTCTGGCGCGTGCTGCGGCTCTGCGTGGCGAATGTGTGATGCTGATCACGGATCAGGGCCTTGTGCCCTGTGCGGATTGGGACTTGTCCACCCGCAACGGCATCCCGCGCGCCTATCGCCTGTCAGTGTCCGAAGCGGGCGGGGGCCGCACCGAAACCGTGCTGGCGGCGGAAGTGCTGCACCTTCGCATCGGGGGCGATGTGGTGGCCCCCTGGACCGGCACGGCACCGCTGCGGCGCGCCAGCCTGACCGCGAGCCTTTTGCATGAGGTGGAATCGGCGCTGCGCGACGTGTATCGGGATGCCCCGCTTGGTTCGCTGATCCTGCCCCTGCCGGAAGGCACGGCGGATGACATGGCAACGATGCGTGGCACGTTCCGGGGCCGTCGCGGCTCAACGCTGGTGGTCGAGGGCGTGGCGCAAGCCACGGCGGCGGGGATGAATCCGCAGCTGGGCCAGAAGCCGGATCAGATCAGCCCCGACCTGTCGCGCAGCATGACGGCGGAAACGCTTGGCGCGGCGCGGGATGCGATCTGCGGCGTGTTCGGTGTTCTGCCTGGGCTGATGAATGCCGCCACCACGGGGCCGATGGTGCGCGAAGCACAGCGCCACCTTGCGGGCTGGATACTGCAACCCATGGCCGAACTGCTGGCCGAGGAAGCATCTGCCAAGCTGGGCGCGGCTGTGATGATCGACGTGGGCCGACCGCTGCAAGCCTTTGATGCGGGCGGGCGGGCAAGGGCGCTGGCGCAGATCATCGAGGCCATGGGCCGGGCGAAGGAACTGGGCCTGTCACCGGCACAGATGGAATCGGCGCTGCTGTCGGTGAACTTCGGCGGCGGGGATAATTTGGCATAGGGCGGGATGCGCCCTGCGGTTTCGTCTCCGCGAAGCATCTGGGATCAGACGGTGAGTGCCCGGCAGGACATGCCGAAAACCCCGTCACGGCGCGGCCTTCCCGCCTCCTTTCGAGGGCGTGGCGCAGATCGGCACGGACTTTCACCGGGGCCGATCACCGGCAGCCAGGATAGGCAGCCAAGGGGCCGGGGGGCGATGCTTCCCGGCTTACTTTGTTGGCCTGCGAACAAACATTCTCGCAATTGCCGGTATTTACCCCTTATCAGTCGTCTCGGGAACCGGGGTAAGGTGTGCGACTTTCGAGGTGCTTGTCAAAGCTCTCGCCATGCTCGAGTTGATAGGCTTCCAAAGCCTCAACTAGGATCGTTGTCTGCACTCTTCGAGGCATCGCCTTGAATCCACCAATAACCCTTGCAACCGTTGCATGGTCGCTAGGTGGCGGTGGATAGGCTTTTTCAAGCGTATGAACGATTTCCGCGTTCATGCTGCGACCGCTTACATCTGCCGCATCCTTGATCCGCTTCCGCATGCCCTCCGGCAAACGAACGATGAACTTATCCTGAGACTGTGAAGGCGCGTCACTCATGCTGGCTACTTGCCATTACAAAAGACGTTGACGCAATACTGGCAACCTGCCATACGTTACATGGCAACTTGCCAGCATGAGGCAATCATGACCGAACGAAAGCCCCTGCAACTGCGCCTGCCGCCCGACCTGAAAGCATGGCTTAAGGCCGAGGCTGAAAAGAACGGCGCTTCCCAGAACAGCGAAGTGATCCGGGCAATCCGGGCCGCGATGGACCGCACCGACCTGCAACCGACCACCTGACCCAAGGAGCAAATGCAATGACCACCACAACCCCCACACCGGGGAACGATACCGGCTTGCCCGAACGCCCTACGCTGTCCGATTGCAGCACGACAGCGACTTTCCTCCATGGGCTGTTGCAGGGCCTGCAAATCCTGCTTGAAGAAGCCCACGCAGGGAACCCTGCAACGCCCGCGTCCAATGCCTGCACCGCGCTGGCGGATGAAATGGTGGCCAAGGCCAGCCGTCTGGTGAACGATCTGGAACGGGTGCAGTGATGGCGCGGGATTTTGTCGTTGACAACATGGCCTGCGAACTGAGCGTGGCCCTGTCAGCATTGGGCTTTCTGGCCGATCAGATTGCAGATGTGCATGACGATCAGACTATGCCGAAAGGGCTGAGGGCGGCGGTGCAGGTTGTAGTTGCCGCCGCAACCATGCACGGCACGGCGCTGATCGACTGGGCCGAGGCGAGGGCGGTGAGTGGCGAAGCGGCATAAACTTGCAGAACCCCACGGTATGGGTCTTTACAGCCCCATGCCGTGGGGCTATGGTAATCCCACACAATGGGGCTGCATTATGACCGTCGATCACGAAGAACTCTGGCAGAAGCTGAACGATGCAAACCAGATTTGGGCTGAACCGCAGTTTCTCTTGCCCGATGTGTGTAAGATCACCGGCGCGACCCCGAAAGCATTGGAGCATTTTCTCGACCCCAAGCGCGGGCTTGTCCACCTGATGGGGGAATGGGTAAACCCTGGGACCGGCAAGCGGCGCAGGTTCACGGGCAAACAAGTGCTTATGATTGCCGCAGCCTACACGATGAACCGGGTGGGCTTTCCGCAACGTTGGTCCATTGATCTGACGGAAATGGTGGGACGGCGTGTTTTCGCGCGGGGCCACGGCATTGTGCAAAACTCCGGCATGACGATTCTCACCTATCCCATGAAGAACGGGGATTGGGCCGTTGTGCCGATCTACAACGAAACTAGCGAAGAACCCCGCCTGCCGAACGCTGTGCAGGTGTTGGACGTTGATCGTCTGATTGACGAAACGCACCGGCAACTGATGGCTATCGTCGCCGGTGAGGAGGTCCCGGACTTTTCCATTCCAGACCTTGAACCGGAACCAAACCCATTTTCTCCAAAGGCGAATTTCACCAAGGCTTGGGAAAAGGACGAGGCGGGCAACTGGCTGTTGGTTGGTCTGACGCTGGAGGAAACGCAAGAGTTTATGAAGCTGCGCGGGATGCGGCTGAAAGGTGACGATCTGGAATACTTCGACGTCCACTTCAACGACCGCAATCCGGCGCGGGCGATTGAACTGGATCAGCAGCACGAGTTGGTGCGGTTGCGGGCCTGCGGGCTGTTCGCATCGGATGACAACGACTGATGACCGCGCGCCCCGTCCCCATACTGGCGAACGAAACCACGGCTGCGGCGCTGCTTGACATGCGCCCTGCCGAGTTTCGCGCGCTGGTCGAGGGCGGTCATCTGCCTGGGGGCCGGGAAATCGCACCGGGCTTCAAGCGGTGGGATACAGACGAACTGCGCAAACTCGCCAAGGGGGAACTGGCGCGACCCGATGGAGGTTTGACCCTATGACCCGCCTGCCCGTCAAACCGAGGCTTGAGTGGAAAGAGGTTCGCGGCAAGCTGGTGCCCCGGCATCGCAAGGTTTGGACCGAGGGCGGGAAGCGCCGTGAAAAGGTCATCACGCTCGACTGGAAAGGCGATCTGCAAGAACTCGACAGGCTGTATTGGCTCTGCGAACGGGGCCAGCATGAAGGCCAGAAGCCGAAGGCACCGGAGCATAGCTGGCAGGCAGTGGTAATCGCGTGGCGCAAAGACCCGCGCATACAGCGCAAGCTGAGCGACTCGACCAAGAAAAGCTATCGGCACACGATGGACGCCATACTTGAAAAGAACGCGGGCAAGGCGGTGTCCGAAACGTCCCGCCAGCACGTCCGCGCGATCCATGACAAGCTGGCTGATACACCCCGCAAAGCCGATCACATGATTCAGGTTATCCGGCTGCTTTGGAACTTCGCCAAGGACAAACTCGACTGGCCGTTGGGCGACAACCCGGCAGCCAAAATTGATCTGTATGGCAAGACCCGCGAGTTTGAGCCGTGGCCCGATTGGCTGATCAATGCCCTGCCCTCTGCCCCGGCTGATGTGCGGACAGCGGCAGAACTGATCCTGGGCACTGGTCAACGTCCGAGTGCCGCCATTGCGATGCGACACGATGACTTTGACGGTGACGAAATGTCGGTGTCTGACGAGAAAGGCGACGAGCGTTTCAGTGTCTACTGTCCCGTCCGGCTGCGCCAGTTTGTCGGCTCTATCCGCAAGACCGGCGCTTACCTGCTTGCGAAGAACCTAACGCAACCGCTGGGCTATTCGGCAGTGGAGAAACAATTCCGCGACTGGCGGGAAACCTTGGGCGAGAAGGCCAAGCCCTTTTCCATGCACGGGCTGCGCAAGCTGGCAATCGTCCAACTGGCCGAGGCCGGATGCAGCGACGCGGAGATACAAGCCGTCACCAATCAATCGGCGGCGATGGTGGCGTTCTACCGCCAAAAGGCCAGCCGCAAGAAGCTATCCAAGGCGGCACAGAATCGAAGGGACCAGAACAGAAACGAAACGTGA